TACTGCGTAGAGAGCATATGTATTACCAGATGTAGTGTTATTTATTTTTATATTCGTCCATTAACTCTTTTGCGAGTTTCATATAACGACGCCACATTAGATATTTTACCACAGGATTGCGAGGATTGTTTAACAACCACCACTTTTGTTTCTCAAAGTTAGATTTTGCTAACTTTGTAAGATAATAAAAAGCAGTAGCGACACTATCATCCGTTGCGATGAAGTATGCCACTACTGCAAACACGATAAACCAAGCGTAATAAGTCATCGTCTGATAGTTTTTAGATATTCTAATACTTGCTCACGAACTCCCATTAGTTCATTATAACATTTTTGATTGTGAGCACATTGGCGAAGGTCTTGGTCTGGTCTTAGAACTGATTCGATAAACAGGTCTAGACCACGATTCCATTTCACATCTTGAGATTCACCATCAGGAATGGGATTTTGGTCTTTCATTCGTTTCAACTTTGACAGGACAGATTGGAATAGTTCCTTTAATCGTTTGAATAATCTCCATCTTTTGTTGGTGCGTGAGTCCAACAGTTTTTGTAAGACGACCAATTAAAGAAATTGCTTCAGAACAACTGATGGTTGTTGCAAGTAACAAAGCAACCATAGGTTTCTCCTATTCTGTTACTATTTAATCATAGAAAATTCTCAAGAGATGAAGAACTTTTCTTTTTCTTTGAAGCGATTTGCTTTTGAATAAAAGTTTTGGCAGATGAGTATGAGTTAGCAGTATGAACCTGCTGTCCGTTGTGAATAATCACAAACTTATTGTTCCCATAAGGAACTGCTGCCCACATTCCATCTTTGGTCACATAACCAGAAGGGTCTGATGGTTTAGGATTCAGTAGTCCGTAGTTTGGAATGTTCACAGGAAAGTAGCAGTTGCGTTAAGAATTTTGGCATTAGGATGCTGTGCAGAAGCAACTTGCTTTGCCTCTTGAAGATTGTTGGCGTAGCATTCAAACCACCAAGTCTTGCCGCCGACATAGAGTTGCACTTTGTACTTCATCGAAAATCTCCTTGTGTATGAGTATTGTAGGGCAGAGTGATGGCAGAGTGAGAAAGAGTGTGCCAGTTTGAGAAGTGTCACACATCAGTTAATTTTTTATATCTTTTATACGATTTACAATGCCCGTTATGTAAGTTTATCATACAATTATGATTTAAATCATTTTCTTCACAATATTCTCTCAAATTGTCTATTTGTATTTTTTCACCACAGGAGTTATATACCATCTTGTTTTAAGATTTTTCCCCCTTGTCCCTGTACTTATTTTTGAAAGGGTTTCTGCAGAGTGTTTTTTTCCATAGTTAGGGTTTCCCTTTCCAGAATACATTTTACTAAAATGTTCCTTAAGATGATCGGGACATTTTGTTCCCATTTTTACCTCACTAATCTTTTTTCTGGTTTCTGCGTCATACACCTTCCCTTTATGCACCTTACTTATTAAGTGCCGAGTTCTTTGTGAAATATTGGAATTACCTTCACCACCATTACTAATATTGATAAGTATTCCTGTTCCCAAATCTTTTCTACCCAGAACGGCAATCATATACATTTCGTGCTTATATGCATCAATTTCATTATCAAAATGTTTTAATATTATAATTCTATCTCTATCTTTTGGAGTAAAACTCCCATTTCCTCTCCAATGTTCTGCATACATTCGTCTTTTTTGTCCCTTACCAATGTAATAAGGAGTTCTATCCTTCTTGCGAAGGTAAGCGTAAGTATAATACATTTGTGTCTTGGCGTGACTTATTAATATTTATACCATAAATGTGGGTCTTACGCAACTATATCCGCCAAGACACAAGTTGCTGCCCACTAAATTATCTATTAATTGTGGAAATACAAGGTTCCCCACGCTCAAAAATAGTATCAACGACCGCTTGAACTTTTTTAGCAGTAGTAATACCAGCGTTGGTATAGACTGGAATGACACAAAGAGCAAATGACTTTGTGTATTGTTGTAGTGCTCCAGGACGAATATAACCTTTATGCAGATTTTTTACATCATCGTGGTGAAGTCTTACAATTCTTCCAACACTCTGGGCAATTCCAATATAATCCATTGGACGCATAAAGATTACTGCCTCCAAACCAGAAACGGAAATACCCTCACAAATAATAGAGTGATGAATGACAATAAACTTCTTGGAATTGTCTTTTCCCCAAGCATTTAGCGTGTCAAAAAAGACTTCACGATTGACTTTCTTACCATCAATGATCGCACCAGTTTTACTGGTAATTACCATCCAAGAATAACCACGATTATTCAGTTCATTGCAAAAGTCGGTTTCGGCAATCAAACCCATAATTTGTTTTGTAGTTTTAGCACAAATCAAGACTTTACCGACCTGATAATCGTCAATTGTCTCAATCAAATTGTCTGCGTCACGGTCAAAAATAACTTGACGACCTTTAACCATAGGCAATTGCTTGACTTGAACTTTAGGCGGCACAATATATCCTCCACGAACCATTTCTGGACCAGATACATTTACAATAATAGAACCATAAACATCACCCCAATTCATACCAGGTTTATCTGGATTATTAGAATACTTGGGTGTTGCGGTATATGAATAAAACCTTTTTGCATTTTTTGAGAAATGCTCGACAGCAGGAAAAAAGTTCTTTTGAATAGAATTATGTGCTTCATCCAAATGAATAGTATCTACTTTTACATCAGCATCTACCAGACGCTGAAGAGAGTGATAAGTTGTAAAAATAAGTTTATGAAAAAACTTATTACTCTCTACCCACTGATGAATTGTAGAAGGACTTGTAGAAGATTGCCAATGTGTCTCTCCACTATGGCAGTGAAAAACTTTTGCATTTGTGATATACTCCAGATATTCGTGAGACAACTGCTCTGCCAAAAGAATGCGCGGAGAGACCACTACAACGGTCTGTGGGACCTCCAATTCAAATTGCCTTACAGTATCAGCAATACCAACCAAAGTCTTTCCAGCGCCCGTCACAGCGCATACAATGCCCCTATTGCAAGTATCAAGGGCATCCAGAGCAGTCTGTTGGTGGGGACGGAGTTGAATCACTGACCTCATTGCGTATAGGACTATTATAGCAGAAAACCGCCCCTGGTGCGACTCAGTGGACGGTTCTTAAAGTGTCCTAGAACCTTGTGTTCAACCTTAACAAAGATATTCTAGCAGTATTATTGGGTATTAGTCAAGTCCTTTAATAAATTATCAAACTTTCCATCCATCCAAGCATCATTAGATTCCTCCCACTTCTTCAATGGACAAGAATCTAAAGCAAATGTAGTCTTATATTCCAACATACACCCACATTCCTTACATCTAATCTGTTCAGAATCATAACGGTCACATTCCCTACAAATCTGCATTCTATTTTCTTTTACTTCTTCTGATACAATAAGTGCTTCACTTCTGAGAGCCTTTTTTACAATTTCAAAAGCAAATGAAGCAAGGTTTTTACCTTGCTCCGGTAACGAAGGATATTCCAAAGTCATTGATACAATCCTCTAATTGTGTTGCTATTTATTGTTCCTGTTACAGAGTAATTAGACCCAGCAATTGCTCTTCCCGCAACTCCACCGTTTCCAGCATTAGTTGTATTTTCACCAGAATTTCCCCACTCTCCACCACTTCCACCAGTTTCACCATTTGTTCCATCAGTTGCTCCACATCCACCACCAGCAGTTCCTGCAGTCCCCGATACACCCAATAAAGAACCTGATAAGTTGGTATATCCTCTTCCTGGACCACCATCTCCTCCAGATCCACCAGTTCCACCAGATGTAGAAGTATAATATACACAAACATTACGATAAAGACTTGCTCTACACGCATCATCACTACCTTCACAACACCTCAACCTGTAAGTGCGCTGATAAGTTCCTATATTACAAACTTGGTTTGTTGACGGTAAGCAATATTGATATTCGTCATAATTAGTGCAAGTTCCACCACTTCCATTCGATCCATCAGATCCTTTTTCTCCTCCTCCTCCACCACCATAAATGTTTGCAGTTGACTCAACATTAACTACAAAATTTGAACCAGAAGTATTTGTAATGGAAAGAGCATCTCCACCATAAGAACCCCCAACTATAGCAGTTGTTCCACCAACACCTCCGGCACCATAAATGCCTCCAGAAACAGCAATTGTTAAATTATATGCCGTAGAATTAAAGACGGCAGCAGGACTCAAGTAGCTATTAGATCCACAAGTTCCTGTTATATACATCCACTTTTTGATATTTTTGTTTAAATTTGAATTCCAACTTTGAGAATCAATATCAAAATTAATATCTGTACCAGTTTGTGTGATATAATAATACTTAATTGTATTTCTGAATTGGGAGAGTGCTAGATTACTTGAAGCAGAAACAGAAGCATTTTCTGTAGCATTAGGAACAATTGGATTTGTATCAGTTATAATAGTATTCCTTCTTAATTCTGATGCACTGATAGAACCAGATCCAGATTCCTTAAAAGTAGATCTTAAAGAACTAAATGAAATTGAACCAGAGGAAAAATATGGACCTGCTTTGGTTACGGTTGCGCTCATTTTTAGTATAAATCAATCCATTGGAATGTTAAACCGCTGTCAGTGCTTCCATAACCTTGATGTTTTTTGGTGGTGCTGTTATAAATGATTGCACCTTCAACCGTATTACCAAGTCCAGTTACTGTTGCTGTAGGAACACTTGGTAGAATAATATATGGATTTTTGGTCGCGGTACTTACTCTTCCAAAATCCATAATAGATCTTGGTATGGAGGTATTGAAACCAACAGCAGAATCTCTTGCTATTCCAAGATTAGATCCATATAGTCTAAGTGAAGCGTTATGAATTTGTGCTTGACCAAAAGTTCCGTCAGAATCAACAAAGAGTGATGTTGTTCCTATACCGACACCTAAAAATAATCCTGTTCCTTGTACATTCAACAGTTCATTATTATAAAAACTTGTAGTGTTAACTCCAATTCTACCAAACAATCCACTAGAAGTTCTAGCATCTAAACCAGCAATTGCATTCGTTGTATTGATACCAATTGAACCAACACCAACTGGAGCAATTAAAAGATTCGTAAGAGTGGTAACTCCTACACTATTGTTTAGATTGATGTTTGTTAAAATAGATGGAAGATTAAAAGTTCCAGCACTTAAGGTTCCAGTGATATTTACATTGCTTCCAAACCAAGCAGTGCTAGTAACAGTGGATGTTCCAACAATATGTAGATTATTTGTTGGATTTGTAATACCAATACCAAATTTACCATCATAAGTCAGTGAAGCTAGTTCAGAATTTGTTTGACCATACAACCAAGCAAATCTACCAGTTCCTACACCAGCAGGACCAGAATGTAGGTATGTATTAATATTTCCAGTATCATTATTAATGATGTCAAAAGTCTTTGATACACTTCCAAATCTCAATACTGCAGTGCTTTTACCAACACCAACAGATTGTCCGATGCTAATTCTTGCCTGCGAAGTATCACTAATAACTTCTACAAGAGTTGCATTTGATTTTCTAATTTGAATATCTGATGTTGGTACTGCGGTTCCAAAACCAATTCTTCCAGAATCTAATACTGTAAAAGCAGTTCCACCAATTCCAACATCCAGTTCTGTGAATATAGATGCGATTCCAACAGTTGCAAATCCAACTCCAATTCTAGATGCAGTTACAACACCAACGGTAATATTTGGAGTTCCTGTGAGTGATTGGGCAGTGCTTGCTGTTCCAGTTACATTTCCAACAAAGGTAGTAGCAGTTACAACACCTAATACAAGAGCATCACCAACAACTTGAAGTTTTGATGTTGGATTTGTGGTTCCTATACCGACTAAACCAGTATCTGTTATACGAACTCTTTCTAAAGCATTTGTTGCAAAAATTAATGGGTTTGTTGCAGTTAATCCAATATATCCAGCGTAAGCAGGTCCACCAGTAAATGAAGAACCAAGTTCGCCCAAATTGTTTAATAATCCAATCTGTATATTGGATGCTCCACTATTTCCAAATTGAATAAAAGATGCTCTAGTATTAGTAGAAGGCGAAACTGAAATTATTGGTGATACTGATGTTAATCCATCTCCGGTTATGACAAGAGGTTGTTGTGGATTAGTATCACCAACACCAATATTACCATTAAAATAAGCACCACCAGATACTTGGAGGTTTTGTGATGAAGTTCCTGTTGGTGTTGATGTATTGATTAATGCAATTCCATCATTAACATCAAAGTTAAATTTTTGAATATTAGCATCACTCTCAAAAAATCTTATCTGAGAATCTGCATATAAATCAAGAACACTGACACCACCTACTATTTTTTCAATACTATTAGGAACATCACTGAACCATAATGTCCCAAGTTCTCCTAGTTTTATATCACCATTAACATCAAGTGTATATTGCGGATTTGTGGTCCCTATACCCACATTTGATGTGGTTGAAATACTACCACTTGTTGAATACCATCCATCAACGGCAATTGCATAGATTCCAGTTAACCCAGAAGCACTTCCCGAGAATGATGTTGCAGTAACAACTCCAGAAACTGATACTCCTTGAGTTGCAGTTAGATTTCCAATTGTTGCTACACCCGCATAAAGAGTATTGGTTGTTGTTAGACCAACTACTTTAGCATTACCTCGAACATCTAAGAACTCGGTGGGAATCGTAGTTCCAATTCCCACCAGACCATTAGCGTTTACGATAAAGTTATCATCGTCAACCTGAACACCATTCCTAAGGTTAAATGACTTTCTATAATTTGCCATCTTATATGGTTTTTAGTTATTTATCTGTAAGTTTCTGCTCAAGGTTTTCAACCTTCGCAGAAAGTTCTTTAATTGCTTCAACCAACAGTGGAACAATCTTATGATAGTCAACTGCAAGGTAACCATTATCTCTAGTTGTAACCGCTTCTGGGAGAACCTCAAGAACTTCTTGTGCGATTACACCAACATCATTACCCTCTTTACCAGACTTCTCGTTCCAAGTATAAGTATTACCACTGATTGAGAGAACTTTAGCAAGTGGGTCTTCAATCACAACAATATTATCTTTCAGTCTTTGGTCAGAAGTATAGAATGCTGTAATATCACCAACAACATTCAAGTCTCCACCAATCAGAACACTATCATTAGTTTTTAATTCATTATTGGTATCACAGAAAAGTGAAGCAGATCCAGTATTTGCAGCGTTATAAAGAGCAATATTGCCACCATTATTCAATCGTAGTGCTGTCCCACCACCTCCACCATTAATCGTCAAAATTCCCGTAAGAGTTGTATTACCAGTAACTCCTAAAGTGCTTGAAAGTGTGGTAGCACCACTAACTGCCAATGTGCTTAAAAGTGTAGTAGCACCATCAACATTCAGAGTCGTATCTAAATCTGTTGCACCTTTTACATTTAAAGTAGTTTGTAATGTAGTAGCACCAGTAACTCCTAGGGTTCCACTAACAACTTCATTTCCACCAACATTTAGATTCTTACCAATTCCGACACCACCAGCAACAATCAAATCTCCAGTGGTAGTTGAAGTTGATTGTGTTCCCTGAGTAAGTCTTACACTCTTACTAAATGTTGTTTGTGCTTTGGCTCTAATTTCTTTGTTAAAGGTAACAGGACCATCAAACTGAGAAAGAACAGCACCAGAAACTCCACCCTCAACTAGAAGTCTTTCCTTGATAGTGACTTCATCAAATACAACACTGAGTTTATTTGGATCTTCACCAGTTACAGTTGGATTTGGAATATCATAAGAAGTAACTTCTCCACTTGAAGCAGCAGTCTTCGTATTGCCGTTAAAGAAGTCTCCATTGTTGTTCATACCAGTATAAACAACAACTCCACAAGAACGCTCTTGAGAGTTTGCTAAGAAGTTTTCTTGATCATTTAGAGTCTTGACTTGAACTTGTGGAAGACCTGTGGAGTAGTTGCCAGGACCATAACCAAGATATTCAAAAGTATGACCTGAAGCACGAAGAATAGAAGGTCTGCGGAACTCGATAGCAATTGGATTGATTTTACGAATGAGAGAATTTATATCGTGATTTTCTTGACGAGTTCCAAAAGCACCACGAATTACAGTCGCAGAAGTATCATTACCGCTGCTAATGACTCTCATAATCTCACTATCAATTTGGATATAAGATCCAAGAGGGAGTCTCTTTGCAGTTCCAATTCCAGCGTTACCAATACTAATTGTGGTTCCAGTCGTTAAAGCAGATGTAAGAGTAAATGTATCATCATTATAGAACGATACATTACGAACTCCAAAACTTTCCCCTCTAGTATCAGAAATCGCCTCATTGGAGGACAAACCGTGCTTCAGGACAAAACCATTAGTTACGGAAAGAGATGCATTTGTAACCGCTGTGAAGGTGGTTACACCAATTCTTTCTTCTACAATATAATCACCTACATTATTATTACTAGAGTCGGTAATTCTAAATCTATTTCCAGAAAGTAATCCGTGCGCTGAAGATGTTACAAATGTGGTAATTCCTGTTGCCGCTGTATATGATGTGGATGAAATTCTACTCGAAGGTCCAACTACAAATCCATATTGAGATGAAGTAATTACTGGATCTCCAGCAGTCTTAGCAATAGCAATTTGAGTTGATGAAGGAATAGATGTAATACGATAGTATCCATCTGATGTCGTTCCTGCACCAGTAAATTGAACAACATCCCCAATATTTGTAGAAATGCCAGCAGTTGCTATTGTATATCTTGCATTACCATTTCCCGCACCAATTCTGGTTTGATCAAAATATAATCCTCCTGAACTATATCCAGATCCAGGTGCGGTAACATCTACAGAAACAACAGCATCTCCGGTTACAGTAACCCTTGCTGTTGCACCATTCCAAGTTCCAACTGTTGGATCTGAACTAGTATTTAATAATTTAACATTTTGATAGGTTCCGTTGTTATATGCAGCACCTGCAGTAATTGTTCCGGTAGTAATTCCAGATAGTCCATGAAATCTTCCAAATGTGATTGTTGCGGAACTGGTCGATGAAGATACCGAAGAAATTGTAAGACCAATTCCAATGTCTGTTAATAGAAGATCAGCAGATTCTCTAGTAACGCTCTTCTTTAGGTCATTAGTTACAACAGCGCCAATTGGAGAACGCTTTGCAAATGTTTTGGATGCTGGTGGATTTGCATCAATATTATCTCTATCAAGTTGTGGATACAAATCTGTTGGTAATTGACTGAATTCAAGACCTGTAAATTGATCAGTTATTGTATTACTTGCATTTAAAACATACAAGTGGTAAATGCCATCTTGTTGGTTATAAATGTATGGAGAAATAATCTCATTTCTATAGACATACAAGTTTCCTTGCATATCATTTCTTTCAAATCTTGGAAGACTTGTTGTTCTATTAGTTGTAATATTTGTAAAAGTTCCTGTGGTATGGACTAATCCTGTAACATCAGTTGTCGAATATCTAAAAGTATATGCGTCAGTAACTCCAGAAACAGCAAAGCGTCCATTAAATCCTAAATTATCTGCACCAGAAACATTTGTAGAACTTGTAACATTCTTAATAATAACTAAATCGCCAGTTTGAAGATTATGAGGTAATTCTGAAATGACAGTTACAGTTCCTGAACTTTCAGTACAGGTTGCAATAAATCTTGGATTTTTGTTAAATGTATAATCGGTACTTGCGATACTTGTTCTTGTGAAATCAGTATCGGTTCTAACTCCTGTAGTGCTCGACTCTTGAATTACAAATCCAGATTCTGGATCTTTGGCATTTGCAAGTTCCTTTGGAATGACAACTCTAATCTTATAAAGTTTTTCATCTAGACTTCTTTCATCAGAAATTCTATTGACATACGCTAAATCAGTTGTTGTCCCATATGTTCCTGTTCCACCCGATGCAAATGCATTATAAATCTCGTTATTTGCATTTGTATGAATAAACCAATTACCATTTTGGGCATCAAACTGAACTGGTGAACCCAGTTCTCCTGATTCTTTATCTGAAACACGACTTAAAATTCGAAGACTTGTGCCACCAGAAACTGTAATTGGTTGATTTTGAATTGCGTTTGTATATGAAGATGCAAGTCGTATGGTATTATTATCACCAACATTAATTGCATAATAAGTTTCGTGTGCATCAATATTTTCTGGAAGATCTCCAGCATCACTAATAATTTTAACCTTTTCACCCGTTAAAAGTTTATTTGCTCCGATTGTAAATGATGTTGTAAATCCACTTGAAGGTGTAATAGAAGCACTGTAAGATTTAACAGAACTTGTAGTTCCAAGTGCTGTTGTCAAACCACTTAGAGATATTTCATTATCACACATATAAATGAATGATGAATAAGTTACTCCAGCACCAATAAGATATAATTTGTCGTTTAATTTTGCACCAATTCTATGACCTTGCGTCTGTGAGGATGGCGGAGCGTCTGGAGAAGTAAATCCGTAAAGATAAAGATGACTTGAAATACCGACAGAAGTTGTTAATCCAACATCTAATGATAGCCACTCAACCTTTTCTTCAGTGCTTACAATTGCTCTTGGCGCAACAATTGATGTGATAAAGGCATTATTGTCTTTATCAAATGCTTCTTTCTTAAATCCAGAAGAGTTTAGTGAAATTTGACCAAAGTTTGAGTTGGAGTTGGTAATAGAAGCGTCACCACCAGACTCTGCATCAAAGTGCTTATTGAATCCAATCGCAAAGACAGAAACAATTTGAATAAAAGCATCATTTGTGATTTTAATATGACTTGTTTCCCATCCTTGACGATAAACCGCGTCAGGATCTAAGTGATAAACTTTTGCTGAATCAGTTTGTGATGCACCAAGAGGCAATGTAGACCCGTGAACTGCTGTATAATCGACGACTTGATAAGTTCTCGATGACTTGTCATACTTTGCAAATGCTCTATCGTCTTTCTGAAGAGATACTGCAGTAAATTGAGCAACAACAGTACTTCTAAATCCTGATGCTTTACTTCCATCAGCGTGAAGTCCATTCATACCCCATACAGAGCGTAAGGAGCAGTTAAAGATGTATGGAGATGCACCTGAAACCGTATCAGTTTCAACTGTTACTGTCGATCCAGATGCAGTTGGATTTGCCGTTAAATTCGGTGGATAACTTGGAAGAAGATATGTGAATGATGTTGAAGACAGGACATTTTGAACAGTTGTTGAAATATTGTATTCTTGTGCAACTGCTCCTGTAACTCCTTTAATTTTAATCGGAGTTCCTGCATTCAGATTATGTGCTTCGGTTGTCGTGACTGTAACAACAGAAGTAGCAACACTTCCATTACCAGAAATAATAGATGAGATATTGATTGGGTCGCTCGCAAAAGCACCAACAATCTCCCACTCTGGGTTTCTCTTTTTAAATCCTAACGGACTTGCTGGGAACTTTTGGTCAATATCACGATATGAATTATAAGCATTTGAGACCTTACTATAATACATATCAAGGTCAGTAAGACCATAAGATCCAATCGTATTCACACCATCACAGAACTCAAAACAAGATAGTTTGTGGTGAGAGAATAATGGCGTTGATTGATATGTTGAACTAAAATTATCTGGATTGGTATAGACTAAACCACTTGCATCGGCATCAAATAGAGAAAACTGCCAGAAGTAACAAGCACCAGTAATTTTAAAGATTGCTGACTTTGCTGTAGTAGAATCAGTTGGATTTGGAACATACTTTGGACGAATCTTGGTCTTTCTTAAGTCAAGACCAACGATTGAAGTGCCTCTAGGAACTACAACACCACCATAATAACTATTGAATTTATAAAGAATATTGTCTTCTTGTGTTAAGTCAAAGTTTGAATCAAGTCCAAGAGAAAGAACAGAAGACGCTAAAACTCCAACTCCTCCTGCTCTAGAAACTGCATAAGCAGCACCACCATTATCATAAATTGCAAAACCAGGTCTGTTATCAACCAGGTGCTCACCAGGAAAGAGAAGAATTGTAGTCTTCTCTACTAAGTCATTATTATCTCCCTTAACATATGAAAATCTTGCTGCCTCTAATAGAGCTCTCTGTATCGTTTTGAAAGGTTGAGCAAGGGAGTTGCCTTGATTCGAAATTGAATCAGTAGAATCAAGGTCATTTGGATTGACATAAAGAATACGACCTTCAGTATTCTTGATAAAATTATCCAATTTGTTGAGTGGCAAAATTTTGTCCTCTTCTTACGCTCTTCTATCCTTTATTTATTAATCTTCCTAAACTAAAATCTTCACCTGGACAATCTCTAGAAAATTTACATTCTATTCCATTATTCCACCATTTTTTACCCCAAGAAGGATTTTTTTCTTTTGCCATAATACCTTTCAACCCAATACTCATATTTTTTCTATGCTCACTAGTAAATATTTTTTTCTTTGCTGCTTCACTTAATGCTTTTCTATGTTCTACACTTTTCTTTCTACCTTTATGACTATCACTTAATTTCTTTTTAGTTTCATCAGTAAGAACACGACCAGCGCATCCTTCTCCACCATTAGTCATATTCCTCAAAATGCCTGTACCTAGATCTTTTCTTCCTAATACAGCAATCATATAAACTTCGTGTTTTCTTGCCTCTTCATCAGTAAGATTTTTCTTTAAATATATTCGTCTATTTTCTGGTGGAAGATTTATATTATGTAAATTATTATTAATTCTTCCTGCCTTACCCTTACCAATGTAATAAGGTGTCCCGTCTTCACGCAAATAAGCGTAAGTGTAATATTCCATCTGCTTTAATCGTGGTTATATGTATTTATACAAGAAAAGGAGCATTTCTGCTCCCGTTCTTTGCTTAAACAACCACGATTAAGCACTAATATTTATGAAGTCAAATCTTCCTCGTTAAACTCATAATATTCGTCTTGAGGCATATCTTCTGGGTTCTCTAAATCTACCATAAACAAACAAGGATGTGCCTCTTCATCTATCAGATAAAAAGAACTTCTGTATAAGTCTTCTGGTTCAAATGTGCGATTCTTATCTGCTGCTCTACAAAGGTCTTGGTCGTATAAGTGTCCTTCTGGAAGTTCGTCAAATGTGAAAGGGATGTGATTGATAAAATACATCTTCACAATCATACTGCCATCGTTATACCAGCAGTATGCAGTGTCGATACGATAAGACATAGGGTTTTCCCATATCTTATATTTATTTTTATACCCGTGAGTGGATTCGAACCACCGCTTGGAACATTTTAAGTGTTCTGCCTCTTCCGCTGGGCTACAC